CTTGCAAACTTACAGTACGGTGAAAAAATAGTACCCCATGCAGGGATCTCTCTATTGTGTTTAAAACTATAGTATCTACTAATATCAGCAATATCTTCATAGATTGAATGTTCTATACCATCTACAGGAGAGATGTCTGTGATAGCAGCAGTAACCTTACTCTTAGTAGCTACAATATCAGCACCAAAAATAGGTAAATTAAACTCAGGATCTGGATACCAAATACAATGTAGGATATCTAATGCTCCTAGACTAGCAATTTCCATGTGTACCTTACGTAATCCAGTACACACATGCATATCATTTTCAATGGTTAGTTTACCATCTTCTGTTTCTTTGTAGACCTCTCTGAATTTATCATCAACATCCATTTCCTCTACATTAGGTAGAGTTTCTTGATGTTTGCGAATAATATTAGCTAGATCATTAACTATGTGTCGCATAACTGAAAAAGAATTCTTTAATTAATTGCTCAGATTCTTTTTTACCAAATCTATTAGACAAATACCCTGAGATAGGATCAAGTCTTATCATATAGGAATCAAAGTCTTTATACAAACTGGTATCAGTACCAGTAGGTTGTGCTTTATCTATCATTTCTTTATAGAGTGACAAATAATATTTAAATGTTGGTAAGAATGTTTCAACTCCATCCATCTTACAATACCTTACAAAGATATTATCAGAGAAATGATTACCATGCTCAAAGAAACGATAGGTCTCTGTTGTCTGAGGTAATGGTGGTACTTTAAGTAGATAGTTTTCTACTGGGTGCTGGAAATCAAATACTATTACAACTCTCTTCTCAGAGAATCCCATCAAGTCCATACCAAAGCAAGGAAGGTTGTGTCCAGTCTTAGGGTATATTATATTATTATGAATGTTAAGATTCTTTCCGTCCCATATATCTACATGCCTAGACTTAATAAAATGTTTACCTTTATACAGATCTGCAGTTAGATTTATACCCTTATCATTAGTCCATTCAGCATGTCTTTCAACAAATTCTATATCAGGAAAGACATCTGATACAGCGGTTCTATAATTTTTCCAAAGATCCATTACTTAGTCCCACGGGTCTGGTATTTCTTGATTGACTCTTCCCACTCCTTCATGCTGCTCTGACAGTTTGGTGGTTCTGGGTCTTTGATTCCCTTTCTCTTTTTCCACTGACCGTACATTGCTTGGAGTAACCAACTTTGGGACAGAGACTTCGGTCCCTCTTTCAAAAGCTGGGTTTGAAATTTCGATAGACCACCCGTCGTCTCCAAATACTCCTCTCTCCACGACGTGTGGGGTAAGTTCTCTGTCATTTTCCTCCCATAGTTCATGTAGTTTTTTAGTTTCAAGGTCAACACCTGCCATGGTATTCAGGACTTTACCATCCCAGTACCATTTTTCTATGTATGAAAAAAGATATTTCAAGATAGTATTAAGAGGTGGCTTCTGTTTACTGATCCACCTCTTTATCTTTAATAAGGTTGTATCTTTTCCTTTGCCAAGGGCAATTTCTTTCTCAAACAACATTATACTTCATAGGACGAGTGTACTTATGCATATTATAATATTGATTTTCTAATCTACTTAGACTACCAACCAACTCATTCTTAAATTTAGGACTAACAGATAACAAGAAACTATTTGTACTGTATCTGACTCCAGTTTCAATTGGAGTTACTTCATGTACCCAAAAATAATCTGCTGGCCAGATCATCATCTCCCCACGTTGTAAATTGACTGTATGTTTACCATTAAAAAATTTAAACTCTCCACCAGTATAACCATCATTCAAATTAAAAGTAATACTTCCATATGTTAATGGATCATGATCACTATGTGGATGAATTTTATTTCCAGGACCATACTTTAACAGTCTATACATATGAGAATAATTCAAAGATTTCCTCAATTGAGGAACATGAAATGAATTCTTTGACTCCAAATAATTTAGATACTCATTCACTGCACGTTCTGTTTTGTTAAACAATAACTGATAATTTGGAGTACCTTCTTGTAAACATATTCTTTGAAATGTAGATTGAGTAAGCAATCCAGTATTAGCATCTGGGCACTTTTCTAGTTCATATTCACTAGAACGTTTCTCGTATTCAGAAATTAAACAATCACACTCACTATCAGATAAAAAATTAGGAACCCTATAAATCAATTCAGTAATATCAAAACTCATAGTTTAAATCCTGAGAAAGTATCCTTCTTAACGTCTTGTTTAATACTACCTATCATATATGATTCAACCTCTGTCTCCTGTGGTGCTACTTGTAGTCCTTTAGAAGACAACCAATGTGCAGTCCATGGCAATGGGTTGTTTGCTAACGGTGTATCAAAGATTGCATCAAAACCAATCGCTTTCAATCTACGATTAGCAGTCCACTCAACATAGTTAGAAAGAAGTTTATCATTAAGACCAATGATAGATCCATCTTTGAACAGATACTCTGCCCACTCCTTCTCTTCTTGAACAGTGTTCTCAAACATCTTATAAACATTATCACGTTCCTCTTCAGCAATCTGTTTCATATCAGGATCATCACCCTCTTGCCATTTTTTAAGAATGTTTTGAGTGATAACCATATGCTGACTTTCATCTCTTGCTATTAAAGATATGATCTTAGCAGAACCTTCAAGTAACTTAAGCTCACCAAAAGCAAAAGAACAAGCGAAGGATACATAGAATCTAATTCCCTCAAGAATGTATACGTTAGCAACTGCTTTGTATAGTTTTCTCTTCAATTCATATAGTTCATCCAATGCATTAGGAGTATCTTCTAAAGCATGTTCCCACTGTCTACCAGAACCCCATTCGGATGCTGCCTGTAAGAAGTCATCATATGCCCCTGTAACGGACTGTGCCCTTGCAAGTATCTTATCATCATTCAAGATCTTATCGAACACGTCTGAAGGGTCAGAGTACACGTTCTTGATGATGTGTGTATATGATCTACTATGAACCATCTCCATAGTCTGCCATATACTCATAGCAGATTCTAGTTCGGGTAGAGAACAGAAAGGTGCAAAAGCAATACCAGGACCACGACCTTGTACGGAGTCTAAGAGGATCTGGTACTTAAGGTTACTGGTAAATATGTGTTTTTGTGCTTTGTTAAGTGTTTGATAATCTGCACGATCTTTTTGTAATGATACTTCTTCTGGTCTCCAAAAGAAACCTAACTGTGTCTGTGTTAACTTGTCAAAGATAGGATACTTAAACTTATCATAACGTTGGACTCCCAATGGAGGACCAAAGAACATCTGTCCTTTGGTGGTATCAACGATATCTGTATTAAATACCGTCATTCCTTTTACTTTAGTTTTCATTGAGTTCCTTCTAAATTTTGCAACTGTCACAGTCGTCTTCCTCGGTTTCTAGAATTTGGTTTAGTAAATCTTTGATTGATTCTTTCTTCTCCTCAGTTAGTGATGGTTCTTCTTCTTTTTGATCGTATGTGTTCTGATAATATGATGTCTTCCATCCATACTTATATGTTTTAAGTAAGTCACCTGCCATTTCTGATACAGGAACCTCATTATTTTCATAATTTGCTGGATTATAACTCCAGTTACCACTTATTGCTTGATCAAAGAACTTCTGCATAGCAGAAATTATCTTGATATAACCATCATTACCTTTCATATCCCAAAGCAATGTGTAATTGTTCTTCAACGTAGTATATTGTGGAACAATCTGCTTAAGGGGTCCCTTCTTTGATTTCTTAACGGACAAGTATCCTCTAGGTGGTTCAACTCCATTTGTTGCATTTGACACAACGGAACTGCTCTCTGAAGGCATCTGTGCGGACAACGTGCTGTGCCTGAGTCCATGCTCCAAGATAGATTCTCTAAGAGATTCCCAATCATAACTTAATTCTGCTCCACAGAATTCATCGATGTCACGCTTATAAGTGTCGATTGGGAGGAGACCGTCCGCATACTTGGTTCTATGAAAAGCTTCACATGGCCCTTTTTCTTGGGCAACTGTGTTACTTGACTTAAGTAGATAGAACTGGAAAGCTTCAGACAAGTCGTGGACTGCTTTCCATGCTGCGGGATCTTCATAGTTGTAACCATTCTTTGCTAGGTAGTGTGCAAGTCCGATGTAACCAACACCAAGTGAACGACGAGCAAGTGTAGAACGTTCCGCTGCTTGTACAGGGTAGTTCTGATAATCAATAAGTTCCTCTAGACCACGGACTGCTAGGTCACAGAGGTTTTCTAATTCATCAAACTTATTGATCTTGCCTACGTTTACAGCAGAGAGAATACACAATGCAATCTCACCATCACGATCATCAATGTGATTGATGGGTTCAGTTGGAAGTGTAATCTCCTGACATAGGTTACTCATATTTACCTTATCAAGGAAGGAAGAATGAGAATTACAATGGTCTATGTTCATAATATACAAACGACCAGTCTCTGCTCTCTCCTTAAGGATGTCAAGTATTAATTCTTGGGCACCAATAGTTTTTCTAGGGATGGTCTCGTTTGCTTCGTATTGTCTGTATAGTTCGTCAAAATCATCAGTTCCGAAAGCATCATATAAACCAGGAACATCGTGAGGAGAGAATAAACTAATGTCTTCACTTGCAATAAATCTTTCATAAAATAATTTTGAAATTTGTATACTATAGTCGAGTTTTCTAACTCTATTATCTTCTGTTCCTTTGTTGTTTTTAAGAACAATAATATCTTCTATTTCTTGGTGCCAGATCGGAAAGTGGACAGTCGCTGACCCACCTCTGATCCCGTTTTGAGTGCAGCATCGTACAGTTGATTCAAACTTTTTAAGGAAGGGGACAACACCCGTGTGCTGAACTTCTCCTCCACGGATCTTAGCATTGATCCCTCTGATTCTTCCCGCGTTAATGCCGATACCAGCCCTCTGTGAGACATAGTAGCCAATAGCCATATCGCTGCTAAAGATACTATCGAGGGTGTCATCAGTATCAACCAGAACGCAAGATGCAAATTGACGAAGGGGTGTTCTGACACCTGCCATAATGGGGGTTGGGATGTTGATTTTGTGTCTGCTGATTGCGTCATAGTAATCCTTAACGTATTTTAAACGAGTTTCTTGTGGGTAATTTTGGAAGAGTGTCACAGCAATCATGAGATACATGAACTGTGGAGTCTCATATACTTCACTTGTACTACGATCCTGAACAAGATACTTATCAGCAACTTGGCGAAGACCAGCATATGTGAAAAGAAGGTCTCTAGTATGATCGATATAACTATCGATTTTCTCCCATTCTTCTATTGTATACTTATTTAAAATATCTTTATCATAGACACCTAGATCTACACAATTTGTAGCATGTTCATATACTGGTGGATAACTCTGAACCCACTCAGATCCAAAGACTTGCTTATAAAGACCATACAAAAGCAACCTTGCAGCAGCAAATTGATAGTTAGGATTGTCTAGTGTTATAAGATCACTAGCAGAACGAACAAGGATCTCTTGAATATCCTTTGTTTCGATACCATCAAAGAACTGCAGACCAGAGTTCATTTCTATCTGAGAAGCACTTACACCGCTCCCAAGACCTTCACATGCCTCTTCTACTACCTTATGGATCTTATCAAGGTTAAGACCTTCTACAGCGCCATCACGCTTAGTTACTTTAATTCCAACTCCGTTTGTCATACTTTTTTCCAATCGTTAAATTTAAGGGTTGCGGTTAGTCCCTGATAGGTGTTTGATTCTACCAGAGTTTGAACATCATGTCCAGCAAGATGCATGTCATTGATGTCTTTTTGTTGTATCTTTTGAGGCCAGATAACTATTTTATCTCCTCTACTGATGACTTTGGAGATTCGATTGACGATTTCTCTGTTACGTGGTTCGTTATCAAAAATCCAAATATGATCGCTCCAGCCAAACGTCCGAATATCAACATCAGACCCAGCCATCGCAACGGAATTCTGAATGAAGGTACTGTCAAACGGTCCTTCAACGATATAAATGGGTTTTTCATAATTAATCCTATCTAATCCAAAGATCTTAGGTTTATCTTCGTCAAGCATTATCGTAATGTATCTCATCTTTGCCTTGGGAGCAAGAGATCTACCTTGATAACCGAAGAGTCTACCATCCTTATCTCGGAATGGTATAATAATACGAGATGAATCTTGTCTGAGAGTGTCAAACATCTTCTTTTGTTTGTTTGTCCATTCCTTGAATTTGGGACAATAATAGAAGTAGTTTAGATCTTTGATACCTCTCTTCTCAAGATATTCTCGTGCTGGATGTGAGGTATTTAGATTAGAAATCTTCTCTAAATCTACATCACTCTTATTAAATTTTGGTTCACTAAAATTAAATTTTGGGTTGGGTACAGTAGTACCCTTACCAGTTCTACCATCTTTAAATTTCTCCATAACATACTGGTCATGAAGAAATGAATCTTGATCTTTAATAAAGTTTGTAAGTGATCTTCCCATGCCACAATTATGGCATTTGAATACAAAATCATTCTTAACCTTAAACAAATATCCCCTCGTCTTGTTCTTTCTCTTTTGTGAATCACCACAGTAAGGACACCTGAAATTAAACAGGTCTGCCTTCTTGCGAGTGAAGAGATTCAGACGAGGGGATATTAAATTTATGTACTTTACGTCAAGATAACTCAATGAGAGGGTTTTTCACTGAGGTCATACTAACAGATGGTTGCTCTTGTGTCAAGTTTCTAAGCAGGGACTGACCTGGTACACTAACCATGAAGGAAATGACAGACAGGGCACCAAAAATAGTCCACATCTTCTTCTCCATGACCCTAAGACGGTCATCAACCTTTCTAATATCTCTTTCACATCCTTTCTTGATTGCCTCTGTCTCTCTGTTTAGATCAGTATGCAACCTATCTACCTTTTCAAATAAAACACGATCAACTTGATCCTGATTATCTAACTTTTCATTATGGACAGCAAGAAGCTGCCCCATCTTCACAGAGTTTTCTTGGAGAGATTCTACAACTTTCTCTAACCTTTCTATTATTGCAGTATTAATACTCTCCGCCATTGACCCTAGTTATTACGTACCGCAAAGTCCAGTGCAGACTGATAAGATGAAGCATCTTTGTTCAGCATGTATTGGAACTGAGTTTTATGTGTATCATCTAATTGTGCATATGTAGCAGCAATTCTCTTAGCAGAGAAGTTATCTAGGTTCTGTACTCCACCATCAGCAAACTGGATCTTAGCAAAAGATGCTTCTCCTTGTGGATTGAGTTCAGATGTTGCAACGTCAAGTGCAACTTGAATCACGTCTTGGTTTTCAGTCATAATTTCATTAGTAGTTTCAGTTTCTTCTCTTTTAACTTTCTTCTGTTGATCAGATGCTTTCTTTTTAAAGTCTGAAAGACGTGCTTTCATCAAATGATCCATCTCTTTAGTTTTGTTCGTAAGTTTTTGCTTTGCTTCCTTACGCTTATTTTGCATCTCCTTCTGGCGGTTTAGTTTTTTGCCTTGCTGGATCTGCTTCTGTGCCCTCTCAGTGTCGGACACAATAGCCTCATCGATTTGAGTTTCTACTTGTTCTTTCATTTTTCTTTTTTGTATACGGGAGAAGAGAGAGCGAGCACCTTTAGTGCGACCATCAACTTTATCTTGATTTGCCTTCTTATACTTACGGTGCTGACGTGGTTGTACAGTAACAAACGCAGGTGGCAACTGGAGACCAGATCCATCGCCTGCTGAGTTTATCTCTTCATTTATATTAGATTCAATTGCTTTAGACATTCCTCGTCAAAACCTGTAGTTATAGAAGGTGGTAATCTATTTAGAAATAACATAAACGCCTTGATTTGAGACCAGTATGTTGCTTCCACTTTGTAAAACAGCAAGGGAGTTGCTGCATCATCAAAGACATTATAAAGTACAATGATATGATTCAAGATTAGATGAGTCTTGAGCTCTCCCGTCGTCTCATATCTCTTAAGCAATCGTTTGATGTACTTAAATCTCTTTAAGTCTTCTTCAAAGTCTGAATAAGTGACTGACGACGGGTTGTTATAATGTTGAATAGCAAAGAATAACCAGTTGTCTGGTGTCAATTCATTAAAGTTCATTCATTAGCTACCGAATGTTAGAGTTGCAGCACCATTAGAAATTTGTTCTTCAGTACCACCAGCAGAGTTGATCTTAACTCTGTACTTGTAACCATCTAAGGTAGCACCAGTAAGTCCAGTGTAACCAAGTGTGGCTGTAGTGAAGTTGGTATAAGTAATACCTGTATCAAGTGAAGCAGTGATGTTAACCCAACGCTTACCAGATGCAGTCTGACGCTGCCACTGATATGTAAGTGCTCCAGGTGTTCCTGTTGTACTTGTAGCAAGGTTAGCAAACGTACCATTACCAGAGTTAGATGTGGAAGAGGCAGGTTGTGTACCAATAGTTACAGAAGATGCAACGTCAGCAACGGTAGCATCATCAGTAAAGTCTCCAGAAGTTGCAGCAGCAACAGATAGAGATGCAATACACTCAGTCTTATGGCGAGTATCACCAGCAGCATCAGTGTATGATTTATAGTTCCACCAACCAGGACCAGTTAACCCACGAGATTTGTTCTCAGCAAGTTCTGCCTCAGTAGCGTCTAAAAATACAATATCTCCTACATTAGTGTCACCACCTCTAATCACATATTGTGCTAGTTCTTTTGGTGGAGTTCTACGTACAGCACCTGCAAGGGTAGCATTAGTTGCTCCTGCATATGCTTTGTGTAGTTCTATAGAAGTTGTGCTAGTAACAGTTCTGACGATGTAATTAACACCGCCAAGAACTAACACATCTCCTTCGTTCACTGAGTCAGCAGCATTCTTAGTAACAGTTGCATCGTTCTGTGTAACAGCAACGTTGTTAGCGAATGTTGCTGCATCAATCGTTCCGAATACAGCCATTGGTCTCCTCGTTTTATATGAGTATTTCTAAAGTTTATTTATATGTCAGGCTCCTTCGCGATTTTTGATTGATTTTTCAACAACCGCAAGAAGCTTATCATCCATATCGGTTTTGGTCAGTTTGACTGCCTTACCTAGGATAACAAGACAAATTTTAATTAATTGTTCGCCTAATTCCTCGTTCTCTGGAATTTTGTTAACAGCATCAGAAATAATTTTTGACGCAAATGGAAGTAAAAATCCTAACATGATCTTATATTATAGTGCAATTTTATTTAGTTCTCCCACTCATCTAAGATATCTGTAAGTTTTGCCATGAACTGTTTAAAGTTTAACAAAGTACCAGAACGGTAGTCACGACGTGCCTTTGCGACACCAGTCTCAAATGATTCATTGGTAGGTTTAGTTACCATACCCTTCTTTCCATCATTGATGATGGGCATGATTTCTACATTACCACTCTTCTTATTCCTAAATTTTGATTTCTTTTTAGATTCCTCTTGGAATTTTTGGAATGATTTCATTTCTTTCCTTTCATAGAAATAATCTTAGAGACCTTCTTACGACGCATATGTAGGAACTTGTCACTACCATCTACGTCACCATCGTTATCAATATCCTTATCATCTCTATCTTTATGCTTACCCTTTAGTTCTTTCTTGTCAACCTTATCCAACTTTTTTTCGGTTAGTTCCTCACCTTCATGAGTTACTTCATCCTTACACTCAACCTTTGACTTTCTATAAGAAGATTTACCATCTGCTCCTTTGATCTTCTCTAGGATATATTTCTGACCATCAATTTCATACTCTTCTCTTTCAAGAACCTCTACTTCCTCATTCTTTGGTTTAGATTCCTGACCAACGTATGCACCCTTCTTGGTTGGACCTTTCTTCCTCTTTGTAGTCTGCTCAATCTCTGCACCATGAGACTGTGCATCCATTCCGTCGAATGGTGCCTCATGTAAATCAGGCATATCAGTGTTCTGGAAGCAATCTCCATCCATCCACTGTCCGTACTTTTCTATCAACCCAGATGAAAACTCATCGTTACTGTTGATGTTATTAACTGGCTTCTGATACTTCATCGTTTAATAAGGAGGTTCTTCTCGTATTATTTATAGATCTAATGTTCTTCATCCATTCACGAAACATATTTCCTGCTTCAGAAATGACGATAGCATAGTTGCCACCGACTCTATGGATGTGTCCTTTGTCTCCAGTACGTGATGACATAACAGCATCACCTTCTTTGAAAACATGCTGCTGTCTTTGTTGTTGACGCAGTGCTTCTTCTCGTAGTTTTTTGAAATCTTTCATTTAAAATTCTTAGGTAGTGCCGAAGCAATCTCTTTCATGAGAGCTTGACAGTCACGGTCATTCAATGCTCTGGGAATACCTTTTCTGAATGTAGTGAAGTCTTCAGCAAATGCTGCACGTCTCATCTTAGTTCCAGAAATGGCAAAGGTATCACCATCAGCGTCTCTACTTCCAGAAGATTCTATTGAAATCTTTCTGAATCTAAAGTCTTTACCATTATATTTATGGAGGAACTGCATAGCAGAAACCCTGTCAGAACCTACCAAAAACACTACCTCATTATAACCACCAAGCATAATATCCTGCAAGATAGAAACAGGTTCCCTAGGACCACTATAGATATGTCCCTTATGTTCTGGGAACATCTTTTCCATATAAAATAATTTTCTATCAGGTGGTAAAGGATTAGTTCCCTTCTTATCTACAGTCTGTGAAATGTATATGCGATAGTCATGACCACCTGCTGCTGTCTTAACACCAGCAAAGTTTTCCTTGTGTCCTGTAGTAGGTGGTTGGAACCTACCAAAAGTAAAATAGCACGTGTGACAATTTAACGCCATTGTTTCTGCAGTGTGAAGTTATTGTATGCAAACTCAAGACGATTAACAAACTTTATCATGTCTCCATCTTTATGTAGAACATAACCTTCTGGACCAGTGACTTTATATCCTTTGTCAGTCTGAACATATGTTCTAAACTCTTCTAGATGGTCAAGTTTATCTATAACCATTTGCTTCACTGTTTGTAGTTCCTTATACAGTGTTAGCATTGCTTTGAACTTATCCTTATTCTTTTCAACATACAGTTGACTATCATATACAAGATTTTTTTTCTTAGTTAAGTTTGCAGCTGTCTTGATCTTTGCAAGTTCCTTTTCCATCTTATCACCATAGAAGTTCAACATAGAATACATTGCATCATCTACGTTATTAATAGTACGAGCATTCTTGATCTCATTATTAAAGAACTGCTTTAAGAAAGATGCAATATGAAACTTCTTATCTCCTGTAGTACCAGTAGCATCAACCAATTCATCTAGAAATGGACCACACTTTCTACACATCTCTTTAATATTAGAGATGTAGTTATCAAACTTTGTTAGTTCTGCTCTAGAAAATCCAACACGATCCATAGGAGTATCGTTATCGATTACTGCTACTTCACTTGTTTTATTGTATGTGTTAATTGGAGCACCTGCTTTCGCTTGCATTTCTGCTAAAGAATCTCCAGTGTAATGAGTGTGAAATACTACTCCAATTTTTGCTCTGCCAATTTCTTTACCAATATCGTGACTAAGAGGGATGCCATAAGTAATAGTGTTTGGTCTGAATGTATATAAGTCCTCTCCATTTACAGTTTCCCTCGTTCTAGTGGAGTCAGTAAAAAGTAAATCTCCTTGGATAACTCCTTTAATTCCAAGTTGACTAAAGTATCTAAGAGAATACTTGAGTTTTTCTGCAAGGTCTCCTTGATAATAATTATTAACTGCTTCTTCAGAAAAACACAGCTTTGGTTCTGTCTTATTAAAGACAGACTTTGTTCCAACAAAGAATAAACCAGACATAGGATCAACACCACATACTACAGATGGTGCTCCATCCCATTTCGTCTGCATGAAACCAGAACTCTCTTGATGTCCTAGCATCTTCTTTAGTTCCTGTAAGAAACTAACAGCAGCCTTACATCCCTCAACTCCATAGTTGAGCATTTCATCCTCTAGATGTTCTAAGTGTTTGAGTTGCTTTACGTTTGCCATTAGTCCATCAACTTTACGTATACAGATGATTTGTCACTCTGGGATGCTGCATACAAATACAATGCTCTCATAATATCATCTGACTTTCCTGATGTTGAAACACAGTCAAGCAATCTCAATGACATTAACTTAGCATAACGCCATGATTGATTTCTATTGGCAATTTCACCCATAGCTTGAACATCATCTTTTGGTAATCCAGTTGCCTTATATTTTTTTAATAATTTTAATATCTCTTCTGTGATTCCATGTCTATGTGTTTTGTTTTTAGGATCACATGTCTGATGGAAAGGTTTATTATCCCATCCAGTAGTAAGACCATCGTAACTAACGTTTAAAGAATTCAATATAGTAATCACACTACCACCACCAGATCGACCACCAGCAGCAGATGCTGCTTTCAATTCCAACTGCCATGATGCATCCTTATCACCAAAATTTCTAGACTGAAACTTGTCAAAACTACCAGTGTTATAATAAAGATAAGCATCCATTGGGTAGTTATCATCTTTATCTCCCTTAGATGCAGTCTTGAATATCAGATCATATTTTTTAAAACCATACTTATTAACTTTGATCTGACGTGCTGCTTTATTATAATTCAAAACTGACATCTTACAGTCACCAGCAATTCTCTTAAGTGATACTCCAATTAAATCTCTATCCTCATACTTAGTTTTAATAAAATCATTAATACCATCAATAGTTGTTTTATCATCCAATTCACCCATATCAATACCTTTAGCAACCATCCAAATATCTGCTGGATTCCATTTATCTTCAGATGAGAAGGATACCTTAATGTCAGGATCCTTTTTCATCTGAGCATTTAATCTTTTGTATGCTGCTTTAATTTCTTTATCGTCTGGTCCACCACCACGACAAAATGTATATTTCTTTGTAGTAGCAAGATGCTTATATTTTTCCCATAGTTTATTAGCACCTTTGATTGAAGAGAAGTGCCATGATAAATCTAATGCATCTCCATAAACTTGTTTATAATCTGTATCAATGTCAATATATTTTGTTGCTTCTGTCATATCCTCATCAGTTATTAACTTAGTAGGATCAATAGCATCTTTGTAAACATAGAAAGCAAGAGCAGCATACAAACATTGAGCACACTCATTACGCTGAGTTTCAGATGCTCCACCACCACTACCACCACCTGCTTCTGGTTTTATTTCAACACGAATTCCTTTTTCAATTCCACCAAAGTTAAAAGGAATATCAATCTGTTGATTATCTCTGGTAGCAACTATAGAATCTCCAAATGTTGTCCTAAGACTTCTAGCTATTCTATTAGAAGCTTGTGCTCTACCACTTCTAGGAACTAAAACTTTTATTCCAAAAAATGTTTTCTTTCTTTTATTTGCATCATCAGTGGGATCATATGCTTTTTGAACATCAAAGTTAAAATAAGAAAACTTTTTTCCTGATGGATCAGTACCTGACAAAGACTGCTGAACCATTGTAATAGCAGTTGCCCATTTACCAGTGATATTAGTAGTTCCTTGTGCAGCCATAAAAAAACCTCCCGTCTATCTATTTAGAGGGGAGGTTGCTGTGATCATCTGTCTCCTTGCTTACGATGTTCAGATTTCTCCACGTCAAATGATCCACCTGGATATCTTTTCTCTAACTTCTTAACATTACCTTTGATAACATCATCGAATGATACATCAAGTGCCATACAAGCTTGTGCTACGTACCACATAACGTCACCCAACTCAATAATAAGATGATCTCTATTGTCGTCTGTCCAAGGTTTACCTTGGAATACCATCTTTTTAACAATCTCAAGAAACTCGCCAGACTCAGCAGCAAGCCCAACGCCAGCAGTGGTAAGACGTTCAATATTGGCACCTTGTCTGTCAAGTTCACCCAGACGGTCAGCAAGATCGACAAAATTCTTAGAACAATCACTTGTGACAGCATCCACGAAATGACTGTACTTATCAAAGTCAACATTATTAGTCATAATTTAAACGTTCCATTCAGCAAATTTACTTAATCGGTTTTGTGTTTCTGAAAATTGTGGGAGTTGATCTCCCTGTTCGTCGTTGATGGTGATTTCAGAAGCATCATCAGCAACATCATACAGCCTCATCTTGGATCTGTCAATACCTACCATGAATTTCCTTGAGGTAACGAGGTCTGAGTATCTGTTTTTGAGTTGTTTAACCATGATACGACCCTGTTGCTCAAGTTCTTCAGTAGAAATAAGGGCGAACATAAAATCTGCAGTAGCAGGTAAACCAAAAGACTCAGAAGTATCGGTAAGATCGGGATCACTATTTCCAAAACCAGAGCGAGTAGTCTGAGTAGCACTAACGATAGGTATATTGTGCTCAACAGCAAGACCCCGAAGCTCTTCAGCAATCGCCTTAACATAGGTATACGAGTTAACAACCGCACCTTTGTACCTCACACTTGCACATATGTTTAAATAATCAACGAAAATAATATGGGGTTTGAAATCTTTCTTGAGTTTTAAATCACTCAAGAGTGCTCCAAAGTGTCCAGCATGTGCCGATGCTGTAGGGTATTCTTTAATGATAAGTTTACCCTGAGTTTTTCTAGCAATCTCTGTGACCTTGCTAGTAAAAAGCATTTCTGGTAAATCAACAATATCTTTAACAGCAACGTTCAAAAGATTTGCGTCAATTCGCTCAGCAATCTTCTCCTCTGCCATTTCACATGTAATGTAGAGAACGTTGTACCCTTGTGTGAGTGCGGCACTAGCCATGT